GTACAGAGCTTGAATCTTGGGAACTCCGAGGTGTGTGGCCATCAGCCGTTAACTTCGGCGATCTTGACTACAGTTCATCCGAAGAAGTAACGGTTGAATTGACCCTTAGGTACTATCAAGCTATCTACAGAAATCTTTGCGGAACCAACCCAACTCCTGTTTGCTTGGGCTGCTAGTAGCAAAGTTCGGCACATCAAAAACTATAAAGCTCCGACTCTTTCAAAGATGCGGGGCTTTATTTGCATATTGGAGATAACATGGCAAGAATGAGCTTTGATTACGGTCTTGAAAAGACAGATGCATGCTTTAAGCGCAAGTATAGATGGCTGATGAAGATACCAGATGTATCAGATGAACCAATCAACGCCTTGCCACCAAACAAATCAGCAAGGCCAAGCTTGTCATTCAAAAGCATGGAGGCCCAACACCTACATGAGACAATATATTTCCCAGGCAAACCAGACTGGAAGCCTGTGACGCTAACCCTATTTGACATAAAAAAAAATAGGCATCCAGTCATAGAATGGATAAAGCTTATGTATGAGGTTGACCAAAGTTCGGTAAAGTTCAAATATGCAACAGATGGCTTCAAAAAGGAAGGAAAGCTCGAGCTCTACGATGGGTGTGGCGAGGTAATTGAGAGATGGATATTTGAAAACATGTACATAGAGAGCGCCGACTTTGGTGATCTCGACCACAGCGACTCTGGTGTCGTTTATGTCGATCTCACCATTAGGTATGATAGGGCATATTGGGAAAGGGTCTAATCCTCTTCTTCCTCGCTATCATTGAAGAACAAGTCGTTCTTCAGAATCTCACGGCATGCCTCCAAAGCTTGTTCCAGCTCTTTTGGCTTCCAACCAAGCACACGACATGCGCCGCTTTTGTTGAGCCTACCCTTCTTGGTATAGACATCCTTCTCATTATCAAGAAGTGCGTCTATGAGTGGCGCATATCCTTTCTCTATCAATTTCTGTATTAGTTCTTGTTTTTCAAGTGCTTCAATAAGATTGCTCATGGTGTCCTTGGTATAAGTGGCATACAACATCCACTAATTTAAGTATAAATTTTTGGTTGCAATTTTTCAAGCTTTCACACCGAATCATCTATCATTCGGGTGGTGGTTTTTATATATGCCCTTGCTACGGCTGGTGATCGTCCTCTGCTCCATGCTCACGCTCAGATGCTCCTGATATTTTTTTTTAAGCTCGTTGTAGTTTCTGGCGGTTCTGTAGAGCTGGCGGAAGTGGTTTATGATGCAAGTTGTCATGTAATTGAAGGCCTTGCCCTTGTTGGGGTCAAACCTGTCAACCTTCTCAAAACAAATCATCACACCCTCTTGTATGGCGTCATCCGCATCAATGAGGTTGAACTTTCGGTATCGAGTTATATTCTCAGACAGCAGATAGAAGGCGATTGTGAGTTCGCCCTTGAGGTGGTTGTATTCCTTGAGGTGGATCTCAAATTCCTTTTCAATTTCATTCCAGGAATCTGGCTTCTTGAAGCCTTTCCTGCCAGAGGTTCTTTTCTCCGTGTCCTTGATTTCCTCAAGTAGCGTTTCAAATTTTACTTTGTTTTTCTTTACTTTTATAAACTTGGATATGAGCGATTCGAAATTTTTGTTGTTGAGGTATTCATTAGCCATTTAGCTCCTTGATTTTGTAACAAAATTATCATGGTTCCGGCTCGCCTTTCCATTCATCAATTCTTTCAAGGGCAGCTTTCTTGGCATCTTCATACCATTCGCTGACTACTCTATAATACGAACGGCTGTACAATTTTCCCGAGGTAAAACTGCGAAAATGATCAATATTTAAATCAAGCGTTCTTTCGAAGTTCTGTTCAGAGCCAATGAGCCTTGGTGAAATATCGTTCTGCCTCATGATGTAATTACCCAACAATTCGGTATCTGGCCACCCTGGACGCCTTGGATCTGGCTTGTGATTGCTGATGCCAAATTGGTTGCATAACCTCCGAAGGCTCCAGCCAAATCCTATCCTATCCATCGTTTCCATGTGATACATGGTGGCTGTGTGTGAAACCATGCCCTTCCAATCCTCATGAGCCCTTGGTGATATCTCATACCCAACAACTGGCGATGACTGGTCGCACATGCCAACCATACTCTCAAGGAAATCCCTCCTTCGCACAAAAACATCTGCGTGCGTGGCATACAATAGACTTGTCCTGCACATGGAGAACGCAAGATCCATCGCTATGGCCGGGAAATCACTTGGGTGCATGACGCCATTCATTCGCAGGCTGTGAACCTCAACATCCTCGGCACGGAGCGAGATGATCTTTTCAAGCTCATCTTGAGTGCTGCCAGTGTCTATGATTACAATGAATGGTCTGGTGGTTTGCATCCTGAGAAGCTCCAGACAAATCTCCACTTGTTCAAATGTGTCAAGGACGGGTATTGCTGCGGTGACTTTGTATTCCCATGGCTTGATAGGATTGGAACCCTCCCATGGTTTGAAAACCGCCATTTTATCCCTTATTGGAGCGTGATCTTTGAACATGAATCTTCCCGATATATTTGTTGGATTGCTTGAAAATCCGTACTCCCCACGATATTACAGGGAACTAATTGCGTATTATACCGAAAAAGGCATGCACAATGAAGCCGAAGCCTTTAAACTATTGATCCGAAAGAAATTCGATGAAAAAACTGGCGATAGCCATAACGATGCGAAATGAATCAGATGTGCTGGAGGACTGCATAAAGTCGTGCCAAGCATTTGACCATGACATAGTTGCTGTCAGCATGGGTAGCAGCGATGGATCTGAGGTTATAGCCCGTGACTATGGCTGCGAAGTCGTCACCGTACCATTCAAAAATGATTACGCAACATCAAAGAATTTGGCCATAGAGGCAATTGACAGTGAGTGGCTATTCTTCCTCGAGCCAAACGAAAGGATCACCAGGGGCATGGAGACATTGCAACTTGAAAATGACTCAATAAGGGTCAACATAATACAAGAAAAGGTGATAACAAAGCAAATCCGTGTGGTGCGAAAGGGATCAAAGGCAAGATTCTCCAACCCAGCCTTTGAATCCATAAAATCAACAACGACCCACAGCGACATTTACATATCTCAGATTGGACGCATACGCCAAAAAGAGAGGGAGGAGATTGTTTCAAAATGGGCTTCAGAAAAGCCACTTTCATCACAGCCACACTACTACCTTGCCTGCATGAGCTTGGCGAACGGGAGAATTGATGAGTTCCTCAAAAGGTCAGAGAGGTATCTGTTCCTTGAAAAGACACCACAGATGTCTTATTACATGACAAAATATTACATGGCAACCGTGCTGGCCTATGAGAAGAGAGCGTATGACCGTGCCTCAAAGCTGGTTCTGGAGTGCCTCATGGCAAACCCGTTGATGGCCGAGCACTGGTGCCTGCTTGGTGACATATACTATTCACTTGACAAGTTTGAGAAGGCCATGCACTTTTACGAGAATGCCATGACACTAGGGTCAAGGAGGCTAAAGGATGATGAGTACCCGTTCCATGTGGCAAAGTACAAGAAACACCCAGTGCAAATGATTGAAAGCTGCAAAAAAATGATATCAACCAGCAAGATGTACACGCCTAGTAAATGACATCAAGATCATTGACTATGACTGTGACCTGGTCTCCGTAGCGTGACATGGCAATCTGTTTCCTGCCGACGCCAAGCTTTCTCAGCCTTTCCTCAAGCTCATGTACGGAGCAATTTATGACCGAGAATTTGTTTTCGGCCATCTTTTTGATCTCTTCATCCATGTCAATTAATTCACGAGTTGGGAAGTAAGACCTAAGCTGGTCGCCGCATTCCCTCAGTATTTTTCGGTACAATGGCATGTTGCAAGCGCATGATGGGTTCTTGAGAAACTTCTGCACCTCATCAGTCAGATTTGGCGGCAGTGTATCTCTGAACCTTGAATCCTTCAAGGCTTGCTTGATATCAAGAAGGCTTATCTTGCTTTGGCTCATTATACCTCGTCACAAAAATCATTCTTCCACAATTTGGGCATTTGGATTTTGGCTTGCCACGCTTCATTGGTGGTTGCTCTATTGCCTTGTTTTCCGAATCATACCTTGGTATGCCAGCCTGGATGTCAGATGACTTGCTTAGGGACAATGACTTTGAATCATCGCCGTCAAATGTTTTTTTGTAATGACAGAACTGGCAATATAGTTGGTAGGTTTTGTTAGTCGGTTTCATTTTGATTTTCTTGTGGCATGTTGACTATAGTCGCAGACTCAACCCAATTAAGGATCATGGCGGCAAAATTTGAAAGAAATCCACCAGCACAACCACAAGCGAAAACAACAGGAAGACTTGTGGCTAGGTCGTTGCCAATGGCAAAAATAATGTAACCCATCAAAAAACCACACCAAGTGCCACAGCACATATAAC